ATTACTACTAGACTTATACGACATGGGAGGGTTGCCACCTGATGAACAGATAGACCTTATGCAGTTTCTAATAGATACCGAACTAAGGGAGGAGTTACACCAGTATGCACCCATATGTGAGTATTTCATTCTAGAAGGACTATGTTATGATGTAGCAATTCATGATACTTAACACCTATACAGTTAGTATAAACAAATAGGTGAGAGAACCCAGTCATACCAAGGGAAAAGAGAACATGTAAGAACGTAGTCATACCAATGGATTACAGTCTTATTTGATAACTCTCAAAACCAGTTAATTTGGGTTGGTTGTTGTTATATTGATGGTGCGATATAAAAGGGTTCCTATTCGATAAGCTATAAAAGTATCCCAGAGGGGTAGATATAATTCGATTCTTTTGTCAATCTCTATATAGAAAATTTCCCCAGGTAGAAAATCACTCTCTATGTCTTCACTAATTGCTAACATGCCCGCTGAGGAAGTGTGGGTCCGTAAAGAATACCTTACAGACTTTAAGTATGGTCATGGTGAGTTTACCCCTGGTGTATGGGTATCATGTAAGAGTATGCCTGGTAGAGCATTCTACTTTGAGACATATCTACCTGAGTATGCTGCCATATATGATAAGTTACCTATCAGTGCATTCGTCAGTAGACCTGTGACACCTGATCCTGACATGGATCTACCTAACTTACAGTTCTGGAATTGTATGGACTATGGTGTGACTGCTATATGTAAACAGTTTATAGGGAGTATGGATTATGAGATATACAGTAGAGATTATGGGAATGTTCGTGGTAAGTACGTTGTTACACTTGATAATTATCATGATGATATAGACAGAGTTGATTACAGTACTGCTGAGACTCCTGCTGAACACAAGAGTCATAACTTAATAGAACTTGACAATGGTCAGTTTGCATTGTATCCTAATAATAGATTAAGGATATATGATAACTCTCTTACACCTAAGAATCCTAAGATGCCAGACTTTAAGGTGTCTACTAAGGTGTATAGTGTAGAGAGAGGACACATGGAACGTTATGGAGACACAGATGACTACCACTATGGAATCACGTCCAACACTGGACCAGATGAGGAAGACGTACGAACAGTGGGTGGATAGACCTTGGATCAAAGGTAAGATGACAGTGGGTGATTGTTATGGCATCTGTATGGAGTTCTATGAGAAATGGTTTGAGTTAAACCTGAGAGACTATCCAAAGATCAATAAGAAGGCATTGTTTATGCCTGAGTTTATCGCTGATCAAGCAGATAGATGGGAGGATGGAGTCATACATGTTTATGAAGGTGATAGAGATGATCCACCACCGAGTCAGGATGACTTACAGTGGGGTGACATGATGGTCATGAAACTGTACTTAAATCCCCTACAAGGCGGTTATGCGAGTAAGGATGGGCGAATGTGTAACCACAGTGGTATATACTTAGGACATGGATATATGCTGCATCATGCTTGGTTAGATCCAAGTGCGATAGTAGACTTGAAGATTGACTCATATTTAATGAGGGCAGTCGAACTGGTGCTCAGATCACCACATGTGGCAAAATATACAAAACCTATATAATGATGACACACATTTGTAACAAGAGTATGAGTAGACGATTCACATTACCTGTTGAGGTTGATGATTTCGGTGACATGTCGATAACATTCCCAGCAGAGTTAATGACTGAATTGGGATGGTACGAAGGAACCGAGATAGAATATACTGAGGAACTCGACGGAAGTATTATATTAAGAAAGGCAGAAAAATAACCCCTAAACTATATGAAGTCAGTGGCAGGACAAATGAACTGGTTCGGTGTGGAAGCATGTGCTGGACGAGTTAAATACGATGACCCTAGGATGTATCATTTTAGGAGTTGGGAACCAAAGACTCCGTTCGCTCCTAAATTTGATTGTCCTATATGGATTGATAGGGTAGATGAAAGTAAATGTAAAAAAATCCTTGAAGAGTGGTACGAGGATAGACGTCCATGGACAACGTATAACTTCTTTAAGGAAACGAAAAATACCGTCTTAGATGAGATAAGGTTGATGACTGGGGCATTCTGTGATATACTTGAAATAGAACAACCCCCTAACTTATGGATTCGTGGTTGGATTAATAAGTTGGATGTGGGTATGAACCTACCAACTCATCATCATAGTATTCACGAGAATACTTACCTATCAGGAAACATGCTGTTACAACATCATGAGATAGGTACAGACTACTATATTCCTGGATATAGTTTGTATGGTGGGAACTTAACTCCTGCACCTCTCCCTGGTATGACTACGATCTTTCCATCTTGGGTGGAGCATAGAGTACTTGAAGTCAAAGAAAGACGAGTTGCTCTGGCATGGGACATATATACTCAGGAGTCAATAGACTACTGTAAGATAAACTCACCATCAAATGAAATGATGATGTCTATACCTTTTAACTAATGGAACCAGAATTTCTAGACGCTTACAAAGAACACATGGATATGATCTCCAAGGCATTAGAGAACCTTGCAGGTCGTATTATAGTATTAGAACAGGCAATGGGTAAGATGCCCCCACCAGGGTCAGACATGATAAAGTATAAACCAGATGGATATCAAGATCACTTGAATATGAAGGAATTATTAGACGACTTGTATATGAAGATAAATATGTTGGAAGACCGAGTTTCACAACACAACATACCTTAGTGGCAATATACATCCTCGAATCAGGGAGAGGATTTCCAAATGTAGATGCAGGGGGAGAATATCAACAGAACTGGCAACGTCCATCTTCTAGTAGATATAAATCACACAAGTTTCATTCGGGACCTGGCACCAACTATAACATAACCTTTAATGACGATGGACCTGGGTCCAGCATCTTTGGTCAGGACAAGGTGTATTATATTGGGAATCAGGAAGAGACATGTATAGGTAACTGTGATAATGAAAGAGTAGGGTTCCATAGATTCTATCGTGCTGATGGTACTAACAGAGATCACAAGTATGTACCTAACTCAGAACTAAGGTTTCCAGAAGACTTCCCAGGTGATACAAGGGGATCTGGTTCAACACCAATAACACACTCATATAACAAAGAACCAAGAAACGGTCAGGCAGTCTTCTACATGTCACTGACCAGTAAGACTGGAACAACTGCTCTATACCATTGGTATAACAGCGTTCTTAACGATAGTGCACTTAGTACAGCAACTTCATATCTAAGTGGATACACTAATATAGGAACAGTAGGATATATTTTCACATCAGTATCAAACGCTTCGACCTATGCTGACACTGGTGAGACAGCAGTGCCACTCTATGAGTATTACAGAGATGTCAATAATAAGAAGAGAGATCACTTCTATACAGCAGACCCTACACAAGAAGTAAATCTACAAACAAATGTATCAGGAGTACCCAATCCAAGAGACCCTCGCGAACAAGAGTATTCATATGTGGGTATTGTGGGGTATGTCTTTGTAGAAGATCTAGGTCAAGGTAACAGAAAGCAATATAGAGACACAGGAATTATAGGACCGACTGGTTATGGTAGTCCAGTATCCTATGGAACAAGAGCAGGATGGTATAATTGGGACGCAACAGGAGCAGGAATATACACACAAAAGAATTATGAGTATCAATATGATGCAAATGCTGGTCCACTCAACCCAACTCCGACTCAAAGACGTAATAATCGTTGGAAAGGAACACCATCAACCTCAGCATTCCCTAATTTTGGTTGGGGAGATCCAACACTCTGCCCAAATTTAAACACAGATGCGTTCTTTGAGTGGGTCTATGGTAAAAGTGGAGCAGTCAAAGCAGCAGTTCCGAGATATTTGGAGTTCCATACTCTATTCGATTCACAATTTACCTATTATGTGTACGATACTTCCTATCCATGGAAGGGTCCTATCTTCGGAATCCAGTATGCGACGTCAAATCGTAACTGTTGCCCTAACCAAGAGGTCAGTGATAACTGTATTTGTAACGAAGACCTCCTTACTTACGACTACTACTCTCATTTTTATGAGATTAGAGAGGATTCTTGGAAAACTACACGCTCTAAGATGTCAATTACAGGTGCACCTGGTGGATCTGGTGTCAATGAGTCGTTCAAAACTGTTGACACAGACACAAAACGTATACTTTTCCGTTACACAAGTCGCTTTGGTGACTCATTTAGTGTAGGTGACACCGTAAATGGGTGGGAAATTAGTGAAGTTGCATATTTTGGTAACAAACTAAGAGCAGGATACCTTGAATTGAAAGGTAATGGTAAGAAATTTACCTACAATCAGACAATTACTGCGAATGGTGAGAACGGAAAGGAGGCAAATGTCATTTGTGGGTACGGTATACAGGATAAAGCAGGGTTCTTTGGTGTGTATGAGTTCCCAAAACGTATATCTTACTACCGAGTTGAGATAGATAAGACCGCATTAGTCAATAAACAGTCTCTTGATCAAGCAGATGTGGAGTGTGAGGTTAATAAGAACGGAGAAATACAGTCAATTAAGATACTCAATGGAGGAAGAGGGTACATAAGTCCTAAAATTGTCATAGAAGAACCCGCACAACTTACCGAAGGTGGTGCAATGGACAACGTAAAAGAGAATATGAGACAATTAGATGGTTGGGAAGGTGCACCTTTGCGTTCTCCTACCTCTACATTAGACAATCCTGACGGAACTAAGCACAATTTTACCTTCAATAGCATCTCAGAGAACCAAAGAGACTCGGAAAGGAGCATAGAATCGGATGCAACTGAGCGTGAAGCGAAGGTTCCCTATGATCAAAGGAGCGAAACCCAGTATGTTGGTCCAGATGATGAACCAGATGTGGATGAACAGACCGTATCTATGAACGATAGGGCGAAAGTAAGAACAATTAGTGCGGAACATAGGAGAAGAGGTAAGTTCAGACAGGCAAAAGTAGAGATTTTGTCCCTTACTGATGACGGAGCAATAGATGAAATCGTGATTAGGGACCGTGGATTCGGTTATGACACTGATCCAAACCGCAAACCAAGGGTTTGGGTGCAGCAAACAGAGGATGAGACATACAAATTTAGAGGACCTAACACAAAACAACAGCAAAAGGAGTTCAAGAACACCATAGATGCTAATGAAAAGACCGAAGACCTTACTGAAAGGATGCGTGGAACTGGTGTAGAACCCTCACAGGGGTCACAAGAGGTGACTGGTATCAAAGGAGAGGTGCGTACAAAGAGTGGAGCGAAGGAAAATCAACTTTCTATCATGGATGATGGAGTCATGGGGTCATTTGAAAGCATGATGGAAGGGTTTGTTGCTGAGTATCCAACTGGTTACATCAAAATGACCAGTCCTGACGACGTTGAGAAGACTAAACTATGCAACAACTTACCAGCAGGGTGTGTAAACATTGAAATACCATCAGTTGTAGGCAAAGCATTGTTCCCAGTAGAGACTGTACAAGGCATTGTAGAGGTCAATAGTAGTTTTAAGAGTGTGATGGAGAACCAATACCCAGAAATGAAGAGGGGAGCGATCGCCACAGACGATTCTACGACCTCTCTAAGCGATTTGTACGGGTGGAACGGAGGTGATGAGTGTATTTCTATTGCTCAACCCAAGTTTAAGACCGTTACACGACTCCAAGACCTCCCTTGTCCCTATGTTGACCCCGATACTGGACGTAATTTTGGTTGGATGATCTATAAGTACTGTGCAGCAGAGGGTGACAACGCATCATTTAAGGTTTCTTTGTCTGTTGAGGGTAAAACAATAGGTGCACAGGGTGAAGCATTCATGGAATTCATGCAAAAGTTGGCAAGACCGAAGGTACAACCCACTAGACCTGTCCTTGATGGTAATAATAAGAAGAAAATGTGGAGATGCACTCGTCAGAACATTGAAGGAAGGTGTTATTGGGCACCTAGCGGATCAGATGACGTAGTTTTTGTTCCAGTGGGACTAGATGAGAACACTTTTAGTTGGGATGCGGGTGGTTTTTCCGAAACACAGCAACTAGCACTCTGGTTGGGGAACAATTTCTCACATTCTAGTAAGAGTGTAAGCGGAACTGGCAATAACTTCTCCCAAACATTCAATGTAATATCGGTTTCTCCACTCTCAGGGGGAGTTCCACCTAGTGAATGTTGGGATACATACCTTAGACACGGTAATAATGCTAACGGAGTGCTTGATGTCTACTCTGCGTACTACAATAATGGTGGTTCGCAGGGCAGAACCGCAGGAGGAGGGTACTGGACAAGCAGTGGACTGTATAATGGGTACACTTGCGGGTCTAGTCCATGTTCGGGAAGCATAAGTGCGTCATATGGAACAGGTGGATTCAATAATAACAACGCTTGCGGTCTTGAATACGTTAATGACATCTCTGTTGCTGTTGATCCGCGTATGTTTACGCAACTTGGCATGCGTATGGGACCATATACAGGAACCATGAACGTAAAGAACTGGAACACGGGCTCTAATATCGCATTTGGGCAAGCAACACAGAATATGGGCAACCCATTCTTTACTGAATGCGAAGGTGAAGCGTTTGGTAACTCTGCTGACCTCTTAAATCCACAACCTCCACTAAAAAGACGTCGAGTTCACAAATCTTCTCATGACCCAGGTGATGCTGAACTGCTAAAAGCACAAGCAAAGGATATTGATGACTTAGAATTTAGTAATGACTCATGGAGAGAGAACTATGATCCTGATTTTGACTATGAAGAAGAAATTTCAAACAATCCAGTCTCTGATTTCTCGACTAACCCTATAACGGACCTTAATCAATAATGCCAGCAGGAATTTTACTACCAGTAGCACCTATAACAGGTTTACCTTGCTCGGGACATGGTATATGCATCCCAAGTACGGTTCATTCTGTGCAGTCTTGTGGTTCACCACCTATTCCTTACACTATTAAGATAAAGGAATGGACATGTTGGTGGCCACCTACTCCATTAGTGCCTTTGGGTCCTCTGAGTCCTATGAAAGCAATGGTATTGACCAATGGGTTACCTACAATGACCTTTGGTGATAGATTCATACCTCATATCTCTCCATGTACTAATATTATCATCTATATGTGCCCATGTGGTAAATCATTATGCCCAGTTCCAACTCCAATCCCTTGTAGCATACTTACCACCGAAGATATGGGTGGTGTAGGGCATATGAGAATCTTATTTGCAACCTCGTTGACTGTATATGTAACCAAGTTACCAATCGGACGTGTTCTAGACCCTCTGGGGGTAGGTACGTTGGCATATAGTTATCCATGTAACAGTGTGGTTGCATATGGGTCACCTAATGTGCTATCATCTTAGTATATTCTATTTTTAACATATGCCAGTCAGAACAAAGACAGGAAATTTCGGATCTCAGGTCGTAACTGAGACGGTTCCTAAAAAGACAAAGCAAGGTCGTTCACAAAACACAAAATACGCTGCAACTTCCAGAAATAAGGCAAAAAAGAAGTATAGAGGACAAGGATCGTAAAACTGCTATAAATAAAACTGTAACGACTAAATAAGTCATAATGTCGACATACAGGTTCCGATCAGAAAAGTTCTTATCTCGTGGATTCAAAGATTTAGCGATTTCTTTTGAAGCAAATCCTAATACTAATGATTTCTCCGCAGTGACTAACGAGAATGCTATAAAGCAGTCTGTTCGTAACCTTGTATTAACAAGTTTTGGTGAAAGACCATTCCAACCTAATATTGGTTCAAGAGTAAGAGGACTATTGTTTGAACCCTTTGATGTTTTTACATCAGAGGATCTAAAAGATGAAATATCAAACACAGTAGAACGATTAGAACCAAGAGTAGAGTTAGTTGGCGTTGATGTGAAACTCTCAGATGATGAAAACAGTATAGACGTTGGTATTGAATATGCCATCGTTGGACAACCACAAACACAAGTTGTGGAATTCCTCTTAGAGAGAACATAAAATGCCTGCAACCCCATCGAATCTAACATCATTAGATTTCTTCGAGATAAAAGAGTCAATCAAGTCATACCTCAGAACAAGACCTGAGTTTAGTGATTACGACTTTGAAGGATCTAGTGCATCGTACCTAATAGACACATTAGCGTACAATACCTATTACAGTGCATTCACCGCCAACATGTCGATGAATGAAGCATTCTTAGAATCAGCAACAGTAAGAGATAACGTTGTAAGAATTGCAAAGCAGATAAACTATACACCTAGATCAATAAAGGCAGCGAAAGCATGTGTTCGTATTACTGCACAGGCAGCAGTATTACCTGGTGCTCAGAGTTACCCTGATACTATTACTATACAGAAGGGTGATGTCTTTATATCTGAAATCAATGGTGAGACATTTACATATGCTCTTACAAGAGATACACAGGCAACAGTTGATCAAACTACTGGACTAGCAACATTCTCTCAACTTATAATCTATCAAGGTAACTTTGTTACTTACAACTATACAGTTGATGACACTGCTAAGGCAAACTATGTCGTTCCTTCTGAGGGAGTTGATACAGAGTTGCTTACAGTGTCAGTAAAACCAAATGAACAGTCTGCTGAAATTGATGAATACTCTTTATCATCTAATGTAACAGCATTGACTGCAACTTCTCGTGTTTATTTCTTAGAAGAGACAGAAGATCTTAGATACAAGGTAATATTTGGTGATGGAGTTTTAGGACGTAAGTTAATTGATAATGAGTTTATTGTTTTAGAGTACATTACAACTGATGGACCCAAAGCAAACGGTGCTAACAAGTTTTCTTTCATAGGTAGAGCAGTTGATATCACAGGACGTTCTGTATTACCTTCTCAGATGTCCCTAGCAACGATTGACAGCAGTCAAAGTGGCGAAGAGAGAGAATCTGCCCTGTCAGTTAAATTCCGTGCTCCTAGGGCATTCTCGACGCAGAACAGAGCAGTTACAGAAAATGACTATGCTCACATTGTTCAAGACATCTATCCCCAAGCAGCAGCGGTGACTGCTTATGGTGGAGAGAAACTATCACCCCCAGAATACGGTAAAGTCTTTATAGCGGTTAGATCAAAGTCTGGTGTAAACCTAAACACAACAACGAAGAAGAGAATACAGAATCAGTTACTTGCATATTCTATGGCATCAATACAACCAGTGGTTGTTGATCCTAGAATCTTTTACTTGTCTCCTAAGATCTATCCATCATTTGATGGTAACAGTACAACAAGATCTGCTAACGAACTAGCATCTGCTATTTTGAAGTCTGTTGACAAGTTTAACTCACAGAATAGAGATGACAGATTTAGTGGTCGTCTTGAAATGTCTAAGTTCAATAGTATGATTGACTCTGCTGATAATGCTATCGCTGGTACAACAACTCAAATGTCTATCGGTCAGAATTTAGACCAGTTTACATTTGGTAATGTATTTACACAGTGTCTTGACTTCGGTAATGTCTTGACAGACCCACAATCGCTGGGTGGTGGAGATGGTGTTGGTTGTGATCCTAAGTTCTCATCTGTTAAGTCTGGTTCATTCTATGCAACTGGTTATACAGAAGAAGTAGCAGACTTAATTGCTGCTGGTGAAGCAGCGGGATCCCTTACTACGACTCAACAGTCAAGTGGTCTTGAATCAGCAGTATTTAATGGCACCCTAGTACAATCAAGTACATTAGTACCAGTAAATCTTCGTGATGATGGTAAAGGTAATCTATTAATGGTTACCAATCGTAATGAAAAAGAGGTCATCCTTTCTTCTTCCGTTGGTACAGTAGATTACAACACAGGAAAAGTTTGCGCTGGACCGCTAAATATTGCAGACACACCCGACAGCACAACTCGTGTTCCTATTGTAGTATTACCTGATGGTGACGGTTTAACAATTCCACCAGGTGTCGATCCTACGCTATTTGATCCGAAAGTTTTCCCTGTTGATTATATTACTAACCCAACAAACGTAAGTGGGTTTGATCCTTACAACTTTGGTGGTTGGAACTATGGTGGTAGCACCATAAATACTATTAATTACCCGATAGATGCGTTTACCTATCCAGAAGTCGACTCCTGTTTCTAAATTAGATGTTTGCTGACAAAATAAACATTTCGGACAGAGTTAGTAATCAACTCCCAGAGTTTATCAGGGATGAAGATCAACAACTCGTTAACTTTCTCTTTGAATACTACAAGTCCCAAGAGAAGACTGGTCGTGCATATAATATACTAAACAATTTACTTGAATATCTTGATCTTGATGCTTATGATCCTAAGATCTTAACATCTAGCACAATTTTGATCAAAGATGTTGATACAAGTGTAGATAAGATTGAAGTAGAAGCAATAGATGGATTCTTACCGAAAGATGGTTCGGTAATGGTTGATAATGAAGTAATATACTACCAAGAAACAGTTCGTGGTCCTGATGCTATCTTAACACCAGGAATTTCACTAGAAGAATTTAATAAGAAGCGTCAAAACCTAGAAAGTCCTATAAGTTTGTTCGATGGAGTCAAAACTACCTTCGATCTTAAATTCTTAGGCACCCCAGTCTCACCTGTCTCAGCAGATCACCTTGTTGTCACTGTTTATGGGACAATGATGCAACCAACTGTTGATTATACAGTTACTGGTTCTCAGATTGTCTTTACAACACCACCAAGAGCAAAAACTGGTACTGACCAAGTAGAATTTACACAAATTCTGTATTACATCGGTTTTGCTGATTCAGTAATCAAGAAATTAGTATATCCTGATGTTGCGACTCTTTCTGGTACAGAGTCAATGCCGATCTCTTACAATAATCAACCATA